AGTAACACATGGAGCAAAACTACTATGGCTTACTTTACTGATTAATTGTAAAAAATAATGATGGTCGTTATTTGTAGGATCCGCTGTGTCCCAAAATTCCAAACATTCTTCCCATGTTTGAAAAGGCTTAATACCGTTCCATGGGTGTCGTCTAAATTCGCCAAAAATTTGGTTTCTTACTTGATCGTCACTTTGTGCAATAGGTCCAACAGGGCCAACTTTTTCACCTCTAGCTAGACCGTCGTATTGTAATCTTGCAGCATCAACTAAGCTGGAGTCAGTGATATTAGGATTGACAAGAACATCTCTAGTATTGGTTTCGAACATAGTGTGTGCTAGTTCTAAATAGTAATGATCGGCAGATGTAACGTAAAATTTATCTCCCATAACTAAAAATTGATCTCGCGGAGTGATAGGAGGTTTTGGAACTTGTCCGAATGTTACTCTATGTCGATTTTCGAACCATTCCATAATTGTAGTAGGCGAACCAATTTCTTGTCGCATATTATAAAGTGGATCTAAGCGAACAACATCAACGCCAAAGTCTTCTAAAGTTTTTTGTATATTATCAAGATCTTCCCTAGTTTCGCTTACTAGTCTTTGCATAAGATCACGAAGTTTATGATCTTTCATATCCTCAAAAAACTCTGGGGGGTAGCAATCGCCTAGTACAACTTGCTTTAATGGATCCCAGCCGTTGTAACTGTTTACTTTATCTATTCTATATGTCATCTGGAAAGTCTCTGTATAAAAAATGTTGTATTGTTTCTATGTCTACTAAATGGTTAAAACCTACATGTTCACCTTCGATATTTTCTTCATTACGAATAACGCTAGTCATTGCATCATCTAACTGCTGCATGTTACTGAATTCCATGTCAATTCTAAATTCAGGTAGATCCATGGATCTAAATCCTAGCTTCATCCTTGTGATACGATAAGTTTCCATGCGTCGAAGCTTTACCATTTTATCAAGAAACTTTTTCATAAGTCTTACAAACTCATGTGCATTTGTATCTTCACTGTGGTCAGCATAAATTGTATAAACGTCCATTATGGAAGTGGTCCTAAAATTTCAAATCCGTCTAATTTTTCTTTATACTTATCAGCTAATCCTAGGTACAAGAATTTATATCCTTTGTCTTTGTAATATCTGCACTCGTGTTGTAAACTTGCATAACCTAACCTAAGTTTTGGATTTTTATAGTCCCACGCAAATTGTAATGATTCAGCATGCTCGTCATCGAATAAATGTATTAAGCTAAAGGCAACCAATCTGTCACTATCAAAATATCCAATTACATCACACGCATTATAATCACTATCAAAAATAGGCATAACACTTTTAAATTGTTTGTAAACACAATAATCTTTGTAAATTTGATTAAGATTGTCAATTGGCGGTGAGTCTAGCATTTTTGCATTTGGTAAAAGTTCATAGTTAGTTTTAGATAAATTTATTCTAGAATATATTAGTTCATTCAACTATCTCTCCATGCTACAACGCTTTGATAATTTTCATTACTCCAGTTTTTGTAATAGCCTTGGTCTTTTAATATTTTACTTGCTTCTGATAGTTTAGATGCACGCTGCAATAAAACAAGAATCGCTTTTCCGAAATTCATTGTTTCACCATTAATTATTTCTGCATCTTTAGGATGATCTTCTAAAGCAACAAGATCAATTTCGTTGTCTTTGCATTCTTGATTAAACTGATCTACAATTTGTTGTAATTCAGATACAGTAAACTGGTCTTGGTTAGCAAAACAAGCTACAACTTCAAAGCTATCATCCCAGCTATCTTTTAACCTAGCGAATTCTTCAGTAAGACTTTGTGAATTGCAATCTACATACCTAATTGACTTTTTCAGCAAAGCTTTTTTTGCAAACGGACAGGGAATTGCATCTAATTTTTTACTTTTTACAGATACAAAATTCAGTATCCATTCTTCGATTTCAGTTTGCATTAAACTACGTATTCTTTATCCTGGAACACAATATATTGATCATTTGCATTGTTTTCTGCATTATCTATAATCAGCCTATCAGCATCCAGTTCAAATTCCTTAAAGTTAGTACTAGAACTATTTATTTTTTCAATAACTTTTGAACTTGTTCCTGGTTTACAATAGCATAATACTAGAGCAGGCACATATCCTATTTCTGCAATAGAATCTTGCGGAGTTTGCATCCATAATGGCAAAAAGTCTTTTTCGGTTTCGCCTATTTTTTTAATTTCATCACGAAGGTTATCTATACTTGCAATTGTTTTCTTATTTTTAATAATGCTGTCCACAGTGTATAAATCAAAGTCTGCAGTGACTACATTTGGATTTGTCGGTCGTATTTTATAGTGAGTCGCAGCTCCTACTTTTGAAATTTCTACTTCTAGATTATTACCAAGATTACTGCCTACGTACAATTTATTTGCAAGAATCCATTCTAAAATTTCATTTTCTCTAGTTTCCACAGTTAAATTTACACGAAAGTCAAATATTATATCGCCTTGCTCGCGAGTGCCTATTACCACATGGTATGGCTCACTATCATACAATTCATCCTCATTATCGTAGTGTGCACTATTGACGACTAGAGGCGTGTTGTCATTATGTAAATATGTTTTTCTAGTCTTTGATTTAGTTGTACTATTACTAGGATCAATTACGTCAAGATAAACAACTTCGTATACAATATTTTGTGTACCTAATTCTTTAGCAACCGCTGTTTTTAACTGGCCTATTTGATACGTTTTACGTTTTCCGTAAAGATTAGTTGCTGCAATATAGTGTTGCATATTTTTTGTTTCAATGCCACTATAGAGCAATACTTTTGGATCGTCTTGTATGCCAAAATTTGTATCACTAGGCCTAAACAGCCATTCTGGTTTAAATATTTGAGGATCGTTTATTATATTTCTAAACTTATCACGTTTTGATCTAGTTAAGCTAGGTTTGATAAAAAGATTACTAAATTCTTTATCATTAGGGTCAGCTACTTTTATTTTGAAAGTCCGTGTCTTAAGACTGTAACCAAAATGATCTTTTGCTGTAACTGTAAAGTTGAATTCTCTATCTAGTCGAGTGGTATTGTTATCAAATTTTGTGCTGCTTGAATCAAAAACTGTAAGTCCTTGTTCATTTACATTTCCAAAACTTTTTACAGTTCCTAATAACTCTCCGTCAAAGTTTAAACGCATCCCAGGTGGAAGACTTCCCGATGTTAAGGTATAAAATACGTTTGCATTTGTAACTGATGACGTTGCAACTACTTTTTTAACACTTACGTAGTTTGCACCTATAGACCCTAAGTCTGCATCAGTAACCCATGTAATTTCACTTTCTACTTCTCCTAAAAGCTTTACAGTGAAAGTCTTAGTAGATTTTGCTTCTTCTGCTTCTGTAAGATCAAATATACCTAAATTTATTTCTGTTCCTTTAGGTATAGCAGTTTTTGTTCCGAAAGTCAAAGTTATTTCATCATATAATGAATTACTAAAATCGGCATTTAGTATTTTATAGGTAAATCCAAGAACTGTAAAAGTTCTGCCTATTAGATCTAACTCGGTAATTTTTTCTGTTTTGCTAATCTTTATAGTAGCGGCGTTTTTTGCTATATCTTCATAAGCGTATTGCTGGAGTTCTACACGTTCGGAGTCGAAACTTACTCGTGTAGCAGTTACAGTAAATTTATAAGTTTTTGTCACACTTGGTTGAAACGGAGTTCTGCCAACGATATAACCATTTCTAAAATCTAATCCTAATCCAGGAGGAAGTAAACTGTCAGTACCGTCGTCGTTTATTTCCTCTAACCTATACCAAACTAACCCTTCTAGAGTAGCATTGTTGATTACTTGCAGAGGCAAAGACACATAGTTATTTGCTCGTCTATACCCAAAGTCACTTGGAGTAAGCCAAACAGGCGCTCTTAGTTTACTAACATCTGCTGTAAATGTGCCTGTACCCGCTTGCATCAATGTCACATCTGATGTAAAGAAATCGTCACCTACAACAAATATACGGAATGTTCTAGGAATAACAAATTCACCGTCTGTTAAATCAACAGTAAACTCAAAATATCTGTTGAGCTTCCTAGGAACTTTTGTTGGTACACTAATATCGTATTTTACTAAATCATAGTAATAACTATCAAAACCGTTTGATGATTGAGCTATTAAACTATACCAATCATACCCTGTGCCTGATCCGTAATCATATGCACCGATATCATAACCACCTTGTTGTGCTTTTTCTATAGCGAGTATAGGATCAACTATACCTTGTATTTTTCCATCAACAGTTAATGATAGGCCTGGCGGCAATATACCACTTGCAAGACTGTATCTTAAGGTTTGTCCTGCTCTTGTATCATCGTCTGTTGCTTCTAATTGAAAATCAACAAGAGCATTGTCTAATACAAAATAAGCCTTGTTGTTACCAATCGGTAGAAGATCTTCAGCAGTAGTCCACTGAGGTACATCTGATCCATTTACAATAATGTTAAATGTACGATCATATAAATTGCTATTATAACTAGCACGTAAAACAAATCTGTACTTCGTTTCATATGCAACCTCAGCTGGTGTACCTATAATTTGGTGTCCGACTATACGTGTACCTTTTGGCAAACTTCCGCTAATCAAAGTAATTGTTGCGGTAGGTTCTGATATCGGAAGATCTACAGCAACAATGCTATTTTCTTCTAGTGTAGCAATTGTATTGCCAGACTTTTTGGTCCAAATTTGATCAATATGCATCATCTACTCCTATTGTATTTATTAGGATTAGATACTTCCGAAATCACTGGTTAATGATGCAGGGCTTGTGAAACTGCCATAATCAATTGTAGTAGTGGCAATAATATATGAGCCGACAGTAGTTACATTTTGTATAAATCCGCCAAAATCTAAGGCATTAGAATCATCTGTAACAGTCACACCATTTACTGTGCCAACCACGTTACCTATAAAGCTATTTGCAGTTATTGATCCTACGTTTGTAATATTGTTACTATTTGCGTTAAGGGTTCCACCTAGTGTAGGAGAAGTGTCTAACGCAACTAAACCGTTAGGGTCAATAGCAACATTTACATCGTTACTTGTAATTGTTGTATCAATATTTGTGCCGCCCTTGATACCAAAAAACTTTCCAGTACCGGATACGCTTACACTGTCTGAATCTGTTTGTATTGTAAAAGCTTCTGTGCTGCTTATTGTTATTTCGTCATTGGTGCTACTAAGGTTAATATTATTTCCAGCTTTTAAACTCTTGTAGTACTGAACATTGTTTTCTTTTGTATAAAAAACACCTTCACCTGTGCCTAAATTTTCTATGGTATTGTTAAAATCAAAACGTTGATCTAAATCTGCAAAGTTTGTGTTAACTTTTTGGAACGCTTGCCTTAGATTATCCCCTGTGCCATCGTTAGCAATGTTACCTATGTTAATTGTTTGAACTGCCATTTATCTCTCCGTTAAAGTGCTGCTATTCGTGTTTTGAATGCAGCAAAATCTGCACTTGCGGCTACTTCTGCTTTTAAAGTTGCAATGCTTATATATCCTGGAATTGTTCCATTTACAGCATCAACAAGTAGTGTAGAATCATCTGCAAATACGCTACCTTTTAATTCTCCGACAAAAGTATTAGCGGTTACAGTACTAAATTTGTTTGATGCTGAGCCTATGTTATATGTTGCATTATTTGCTGGAATAACGTTGCCGCGAATTGTTCCATCTAAATTTATAGCACCAAGTAAACTATCTATCATTACAGT